CCTCCAGCCGTTATTGTAAATGTTGGATTCCCAGAACCATCCGTTGAAATACTGCAAGTTAATCCAGAACCATATTTATTAGATACTCCAGTTGCTCCTATGTGACTCTGACTAGTTTGCCAAGCAGTAGACGGAGTAGGTGTAGTATCATCTACTGTTAAAACAGCACCTGCTGAAGAATTTGTAGAGTATACATCTATTTTATGTTCATCAGGATGAGCTAATAATAAAACTTTATCACCTGCAACAAAACCGTGTACTGTAGCTGCCCAATAAACTTGAGAACCTTCTGTTGAAATAACTACTACTCTATCTAAAATAACATTGTTACCATTGTGACCTACTACACTATATACACCCTGCCCATTAGCATCAATAGAGTTAGTTGGAAAAGTAGGAGCAGTTATAAGAAGTCTAGTACCTACAGGATAAGAAGCAGCTAGGTTAATATCAGAACCATTAACTTTCATAGACAACTCTTTATTAGCTTGTCCAGCTTGAAAACCATCCTCACTACCACCAGACTGATCTGCTGTAGCTACTGATTGAACTATACCATCTCTAACAAAATCTGTCTCAAAATATCCTAGTCCATAGCCAGCTTCTATATGGTCTATATGTGATGTATTATAAGTAGATAAATAATTATTAGTAGTATCCTTCATGTTGAATGCACCACCAATCGCACCTTGTTTAGTAAAGGTTAGATTAGATACATCTGCAACTTCATTATCTGCTATGTCGGCAGGGTCTTTTAGATTATTCAGTCCCCCTGAAAAATCTTTTATTTGATACAGCCTTTTTGGCAATTACTTTCCCCATACCATTCTAATTGCTACAGATAAAATGTCCATGCATTCTTTTGCAATCTCTTGCTTCTCTTTTGCACTAAGTTTACCATCTTTCATAGCTTCATTATATCTTTCAGCTACTTCTTTAAATTCTTTTAAGATAGGTCTCCACTTTACAGCAACTACACTCATGTAACCACCAATTAAAATAGCAGCCAAATATGCTGCATTACTTAACGATAACCATTCCATTATTTTTTCTCCTTTAGTATTTCTTTTATTTCTGCAATGTCTTCCATCATTACATCTAGTTTGTAAGCTATTAATTCTTTATCTGCTTTAAATTCTAATTCTTTCTTTAGTGCATCTATATCATACTTCATAAAGCCAAATGCCAATGTAACGGCACATATCATAGTAAAGATAGTTATAATATTTTCAACAGATATGTTTGTATTCAACTTCACGACCTTCTTACTTTTCTTGCTACTTTCTTACTATATTTAGCTTTTTGCTTACCCTTGGCAGAAGCTTGTCTCTTCTTCCTATTGGTAGCCGCACGCTCAGAGGCACTGAGACTTTTCCTAACTGATTCAGGTAAATAACGACCTCTCTTAGCTCTTGGCTTTTTTTCATCTCCCTTGCTGACATAATCCCATTTCTGTTTTGACCATTTAGATAAACTATTACTTGATGATTTAGCACCTTTGTACCCACCACCCTTTTTCTTGTAACGCTTTGTAGCGATCTGAGCTTTACGAGCAGACCATTGTCCGGGTCTACCCCCAGCACTGCCAGACTTAACAGATGATACAATGCGTTTCCACATTTTTTCATTTGTTTTCTTTGCAGATTTAGTAGCCATTACTTTTTCTTGTGTTTCATTTGCACCTTAAATGATGCCATTAAACTAGCACCTTTATGTGCTTTATAACCACCACTAGGATTCTTCATTAACTTAAATCCTCTACCAGCTTTCATCCAGTGATATCCTGCTGGTGCTTTTACTTTCTTATTCATACTATTCTCCTACCATTTAACTTTATCTGCCCAATAAGCAGCTGACATTTTACCTTTAGCAATGTTTTTACCATGACGAGCTTTAAATGACTTACGCCTTGCTTTTTGTCTAGCTGATTCACCAGCCTTTGGTTTACCTGCTGTTTTCACACCTTGCTGTCCAAAGCGTATTGTTTTTATTTTTGTACCAACTTTAGCTACCACTACATGTGATTTCTTAGGGTGATTTGGAGTACGCTTAGGTTTATTAAATCCAGATACTCCTGCTCTAGCTAATCTTGAATCTTTCTTTTTTGGCATTACATCTCTCCTTTATCTCTAAGTCTCTCTATTTCTTTTTCTAGCACTTTAATTCTTTCATTTTGTTTTATATCAGCAGGTATTTCAGCATCTTGATTAGCTTCAGCGTCTTCCTCTATATTGGTAATATGCTCTTCATTCATAGCTACTTGGTATTCTAAAAAAGATATACGAGCATTTAATTGACTATATCCCCATACTAACATAACAACAAATGTAACTGCTTGAACAATCATTGGCAACGATATACTTAAACTACTACTATCTGATATTGGTTTAGTGTTTTCCATTTAACCTACTTATAATACCTTTTATTTCCGATACTTGATTGTCCAAATCATTAATTTCCTTCGTAATTGAATCAAACTTCCTGTCAAGCTTGTCGTCACTCTGATTCCAGCGGTTAATAAGCTTAATAACCATACCTTCCATGTTTTCAAGTGTTTCACTTTGACCTCTATTCTCTGTCTTTAGGTCGTTTAAATTTTCTTCCTGCACAGACCCTCTTTTGTTCATAGAGAATACCATATACACTAGCAAAGCCCCTACGACAGCGATCATACCCCCTTCTGCGTAAATCTCCATAAATTCCATTATCTTTTTCTCCGCACTTCACGATTTATAAAATAGTTATGATTGAAATCATCTTCTGTTAAGATTACTTTCTTTTCTTTCTTTTTTTCTTTCCCCATGATAAAGGATTTAAATTTAATTCTGTTTGATACCATTCTAATTGTTCTTGCATTTGTGTTATTTTTTTATCTTCTTCTTCTATGTGCTTACTTACAAGGTCTTCAATGTTGGTATCAGCAAGTTCAACTCTTCGCTCAAGTTCGCCAATTCGGTTTTCAATTTGTAAGTACGAATAAACAAGTCCAGCGACAAGTGCAAGCACTTGCATAGCCCACTTAATATTAATAGATATAATAGCGTTGTCACTGAGTATAGTTCCACGATAGCTCCTTGCCGTTTTAGGTTTGCCATCACTCATACCTCATAACCACCTACTGACCAACCACCATCACAACTTCCAATAAGAATTAAACCACCAAGAACGAGTATTAAAAATACTACTATAGATATATAGTCTTTTAGATCTTCGTTCACAGTACCATCCACCAAGCAGCTGCTACTTCAACAAATATATCTGATGCAGTATTAATTGCCCATCTTTGTTTTGTACCATACGTTTCTTCTGTACCTTCAACGTACACTTCAAATATTTCCCATGCTATACCTATTATAAGTACCCATAAGACCGCCCATAAATCTGATGCACCTAACCATTGTGCTACTTTTGCTATAAATAATCCAGCTGCTATATGATAGGATGTCCACCCATCTAATGCTCCTGAACTAACTTGCCATGAATAAAATGTTGCTAGTGGGTTTTTCATATTATTTCTTTATATGTTTTGCACCAAAGTTTTCTACTATTCGTGACAGTAATTCTTCTTTAGTTTCACTATCATCGTATAAAATACTACGTAGATCATACCACTCTTTTATCTCTGTCTTAGTATTAGACTCATCAGGAAACTCAGATTGTAACGTAGCAATACCACCTATTACTTGATGTTTACCTACTATTAATCTACCATGACTATCACTATGAACTTTTTCACATTCATCTACATAGTATTCTTCTATGTTTTTAAAACTATCTGAACGCTTTACAACTTCACCATCAACTTCTACAAAATAATCATAACCACTAGAAGGGTAAGTCAAAGTCTCGACAGTTCCGTCTGCATACGTTTTAGTACGTACAGCATTAGGAGTTGTGTTACGATGTAACCTAATTCGATGACCTTGACTACACTTCCTTATAATCATAACTAAGCTGCTTCTTCCTCAACTACTTCAGCTTCTGGTTCGAGTGCTTCTCGAAGTTTTGCTATGAACGCATCTTTACCCACACTTAACTGGTCTAAGTTAAACTGCATTGAGTTCATCTTATTCTGTAAGTCATTAATGTGGTTAAGTAATGCTTTTTGTTCATCTGTC